GGTTGTTCTTGTAGTTCTTAGCAAGGTACTTCTTAATCTCAGGTAGTTCTTCCTTACGATAATACACTGTACAGGAAACACTATTGTCTGACCAATGAGCTTGTAACCATTTCACAACTTCTAACTGATCAATCGCAGTCATCTCAGCAGCAAGCTTTGTTCCCTCTGGATAGCAGAATGGGAAGCTAACTACCATTGTACTGTGATCTTCACTACCATCAAAGTTACGCTGATACTCCACAGGATAACCATGATCACGACAGACTTGTACTAAAGCGTGGTCTGCTGCGATACGAATCCTACGAATCATGTGTCTAGAATAAGCAGGATGGCAACCAGAAGTTACACCTGGAAGTAATGACAAAGTACCTGAAGGTTTAACAGTGGTAAGTTTTACTGACTCAGGAAAGCCATGCTTAGCACTGTACTCCTTATCGAAAGCTCGTAACTCTTCATAAGCTTCAGATAACCAGCTACGTTGTTCATCACTTGCTTGCAAGACACCAGTAACTCCGATGCCCATCCGCATATTACTATGCACAATATCTGCAGTCTCTTCGAGATGGCAGGGTAATGCGAGACTATGTTTATTGATTCGATATAACAGCTTACAGATGTCTACGAATTCTTCCTTACTAGTTACATTCGATAGATATATCTCAGCCAAGCAACAAGTCTCATAAGGAGCTAGGGACTGCTCAGCACAAGGATTGTAACCCATCACCTTAGGGTCAGGATACTGAGTCTCTCCCAGTCTTCCAATCTTTCTGCTAAGCTTTAGGTTTATTAAACCATAAGGTTCGCCCTTACCTTCATACCCATCCCAGAAATACTCATGTAGATCTTTGAAGTCGTTACATACTACGCTGTTATTAGACATAGCTCTCCACGAAGGGATGTTACCCATGTCCCACCGTTTAGCCAGCAAGTATTCAACGTCATCAGGATCACCAATAGCAATCTGAGCAGAGCGTCTTACATTACCAGCGACTACTACTGCACCGATAATATTCATGATGTCAAGGCAGTCGATAGAGCGTAGCTGTCTACCTGCTCTCTTCTCCAAGATCTCACTGATCTTAGCAATACCCCAACATAAATCCTCAGCACCTGAAGCAGTGCCTCCAAAGCCCTTGATAGGAGAACCTTTACCTCGTACTAGTATAGTAGAATACGTAAAAGTAGTTTTACTATCGCTGAGGAAAGCTGCCTTAAGAGTCTTACCAAGCAACTGAACCCATCCCTCACGAGAATCAGGAACGATAAAGTCAGCGTCGTTACTATCCACACGAGTAGGAGTAGCAAAGCTGGAGTTAACAGGAGGAAGTTTTTGTATATGCTCTCTTTGAATATTGTATCCAACTCCAGATCCTAACATTAATAAGTCCATTGCCCAGGTAAAGGGACGTACTGGATGATCTATGACAGTGAATGCACAGTTCTGTAGACTAGCTAAACCTAAGCGACCTACTGTCTCAGTACCCATCTGCCATAAGAATCGACCTGCTACAGTACCCTTCAATTCCATCAGATACTTCTGTAAGCGTTTCTTCTCAGCATCAGTAAAGCCACACTTAAGCTGATCATTAGACGCTGCTACGACACGATTAACTGTGTCTTCAAACTCTTCTGTAGGACTAGCAGGATCTGCTTCGTTCAATCGACGAGCATATGTCCTTTTGTATGTGATATATCCTACGGTGCTAAACGGTGTATTAAATTCTGTCATTCAGTTTCTTCCCAATCTACTTCTTTTAGAAGTCTGTTATAGTTGTTTTCGATAGTGTCGCTAAAAGTTTCTACTAAGTCTTCTGAAGCTATGTCGAGTAGCTCCAGAAGCATTACTTCATCTAAACTCTTCAACCGTTCTTTTAACTCTGTCAGTGTAAGAGTACGATTCATTTACTTTTTCTTAGCAGTACGCTTAGTAGTATTAACCTTAGCAGCTTTAGCTGGCTGAGTAGCACATGCTTCAATAAAGTCAATTGCTTTCTGAGCAGCATCTTGAAAAGCTTTTAACTGTGCTACAGATTCTTTGTAGTTCCAATCACTGCACCACCAATTAACTACATTCTTGGTATCAGACTGGATGGTTACGCTAACTTGCCAATCATCGTCCTTATCCATACGTCCATCGACTGTTACGAATGCATTATCGTCTGGGAAAAACTTATTAAATTTTACTGTCTTCACTGGTTTCTGCTCCTCTAAAAATTTATGTGATTCGTTAAGAATTTTTACTAATGATGTAGTCAAGGTAGTGTCTCGCTTTCTGTAAGTCCTGCAATCCGTCTTTATGTTTCCAACGTAGCATATATTTTACCACATTTCCCTCCCAAAAGTCAAGCTCCCAGGCTTCTATAATATCCCAAGGTTGTATGCCATTACCTTTGTGATAGTGTTTACCTCCTACCTGTGTATCCCTAGGAGTTAACTCAGGCTCTTCTACCTGTAGCCTACGAAAGTATTCTTCTAAGGTTATTTCACCTGGACAATTGTCTGAATATCCGTATGGCTTAGGCATTGCTATTGGATTCATAAATACCTCTTCTTTAAAAAGTCTAAGGAAACAAACATCTCATCGAAGCAACCATCATGAACTTCGTGTAAGACCACAATACCTCTCCAATAGTGGTTACCTTGAGCCCCCATGTAATCTTCGTCGTGTTCATAGCAACTCCCTGCAATTATAGCCGTAAGCGTTTTGCCATCTGCTCGAATAGCGTAAGCAACTTGTCTACCTTGTTGATGACCCACAACACACGACTGATGTTTCTTGGAGATAATGGCTGCTGCCGATCCAACAGGGCGATTAAGAGCACCTGCAGTAACATAATGGGCATATAAAACACCATCAACAATAACTGGCTGCTCAAAAGGAATAACTTCCCAACCTGCCTCAGCATACTTCAAGTCCCCTATTGAAATCGTACCATCTAACATCGAATCGTTTTCAACTGCACGATTGATACGATGCTCGTGATTCCCTAATGTTAATACCATTCGTGGTTTATATACCTTATCTTTATTCCTCCGCTGTCTTGCTTGTAAGTCACGCAGTGGTTTTAATAAGATGTCCATTGCTTGGTGTGTTGCTGTTACATCATGCTTATATCGTCTGCCTTCAAAGGACTTCTTTCCCTTGTCGTAGCTTGATAGTGAAGGCATGTCCGCAAAGTCGCCAATATTAATAATAACATCAGGACGCTTCTTAACAATATAGTTTCCTATAGCTCGTAAGTAATTATAATCATGACCAGGTTTCACTTGACAGTCTGGTATTATTAAGTGGGTCGGCATCGTAATCCTTTATATTAATTTCATATCCGTATATGTTTGACAAGAAAGAGATAAACTCTCGCATCACATAATCCCAAGACTGATCTGCTGAGAGATTAAACTCATGACGAATCTCCTTGTTGAAAGGAAAACCATGACGTGCATCTGTCTCATCACCTTCTACGAATTCAAACGTATATCTATTTATAGGATGTTCCATTTAGCGTCCTTCCAAAAGTAAATCCATCCTTGTTCATCCATACCAAGGACAGTGAAGTTATCTTTATCTCCGATAACCTTCCATTCAATTATCTTTACTGACATTTATTCTCCTTATAATCCGTAGCAGTTTATACAGCAGAAACTTTCTGTAACTAACTACCACGTTTTACTAAATCAAAAAAGTACTCAGCGTCCACCAAGACAAGAGGCTTACTATTATTCTGCTTCAAGACTACGAGTGGCTCGACTAGTCCATGCGTCTGAGCTTGTTCATAATCCTTGAAGACTGCAATAGCTTTACGATTCTTGCACTCAACCTGAAAAGGAAAAACACTACGAGCAGCCGAGCTAAGCTGAACATCCTCTCCACTCGCTCCCATGCTTGTGCTTCTGACATCATCAGTGCTCAGCGTAGGGAATCGTTGGAGTATCTGGTCTCTCACCCACTGCTGTAGCTTTCTTCCTTTTGCTTTTGCTGACTGTGGTTTCAAACTTCATTACCTTTCGTTTCTTTATCCATGCCTTAGGTATGTGTATCCTAGCGTTACTATTATCTTTAGACACTGTGGACGCAATACATAGAGCATCTTTTGTTTCGCTGATTAAGAATCCTACAGTATGGCAAAGATCTATTTCTGCTTTGACTTCGTCTTCCCATCCTGCGTCGGCAACTGCGTCGACCCACTGGACGTAGATAACTTTGGAGGTTTCCAGATTTCGTTTGACTGTCTTCTTATCCATAACAATTGTCCGTTCTCCAGCACCCTTGCTTCGTCGCCTTTGTAAGCCTCCAGGACAGCAAGATACATTTCGTTTTCGTCTTTGCATTCTTTGAGTATTCTTTCTGCTTTAACTTCTCCAATGCCTTTAAGCCCAATAACATTGTCGACCCTATCACCAGTTAAAATCTGTTTATAAAAATTCCTGATGCCTTCTTCCTCAGTCACATAATATCGGAGATCCTTAGTAAAGTTAAAGTGATCACCACGAATCATGTCTAAGTCTTTATCAATTGTACAAATACAATACTCACCAGGCTCTAGTGCATACGCTGCGATACCAATAGCGTCGTCTGCTTCTTGTCCTTCAATCATCTCAAAGCCCCAGCTCTGCTGCATATACTGTCTTAGTATAGCGTAGTGCTTTGGCTTAGCTGATTTACGATTACCTTTATACGGAGCAGTTACTGCTACTTCATTCCTGAAGTTACCACCACCTGTAAGGTATCCTTTGTAGTCCTCAAATCCATTGAAGAGAATCAGGTTCTCTAGAAACTCACCACACCTAGCTATCGCTATTGACTCCTCATCTTCTTCGGATGAAAAGCCAATGCGATATACTAAGATGTCCCCATCAATCAGGGCAGTGTGCATTAAAGAGCTTCTTCCTCGATGTCTGCTAGGTTAACACCAGTAGGTTTATACTCGATCAAATCTTTAACGATGATCTTGCTAATGCCTACTCCTACACCCTGCTTACCACCAACATTGTAGTTGTATGGTTTAATCAAAGCTACACCTTTAGATCCGTTAGCAATCTTAACAGTGATCTGATTACCCTTCTCATCTACTGCGAGGATAGGATATAGCTTGCTCTTAGCAGTAACGAAGAAGCCTTGGTCAGGTTTCTTAGCATCGTTCTTTACATTGATACCCATGTCCATCAAAGTCTTGATAGCATCCTTGGATAGGTTGCAAAGATCTACCTGAAACTTGTCAGAATATTTGTTCTTCTCATTTAATGAAGCCCAGAAGAGGTCGGCTTTAATTGGTACTGGTTTTGCTTGTTCCATTTATTTCTCCTTAGTAAACAACTACATATATTATACACTATTTTTAATGCAAATGCAAGTTTTTATCTGCGTCTTCCTGTTCTATTTCAAGGACATGTAAGGATCGACGCAGTATTTCGATAGTATCTTCATTGGATAGACAAGTATATACAGTCAAGTAATCGTTGTCATTTCCTAGAATAACTAATGGTTCTACATGCTCAGGTATATCTTCCATCTTCATGGTGCAAAGTCTGCATCTTTGATAGCTTCTAAGTATTCCTGTGCTTGATCTAGTTCTTTCTCTGCTTCACGTAGCAGTGATCTAACAGTCGACACATGATTACCTTGTCTTAGAAGTTTAAGTACTGCTTGTTTAATTTCATCCATCAGTGTGTTTCCTTCCATGAATTTCCTACTCTGTACTCGCCAGTGAGAGGGCATCGCATTTCTAATACACGACCTGCTTGCTCGATAGCTTGTACTCCTAACTTACCTACCATATCTGCGTATGCTTCTTCTACTTCAATCTGCCATTCGTCATGCACGTTAGCAACAAACTTATAATCAACACCTAGTTTGGTTAATCGTTCATCTAGGATTACTAGTGCTTGCTTCATGACAATCGCACCCGCACCTTGGAGAAGTGTGTTGACTGCTGCGTGGTCAGACCTAACGTGTAGTCTACGTCCATCAAGACCTGGTAATGATCCCGACGACTTGCAGACTTTAGCCACGTTCTCCCTAAGTGCTCGTAGCTTCGGGGTGTTTTCCAGAAAAGAATCAATAAGTCGTTGTCCTTCTTTCGCTCCAGCACCCACAACTTTCCCGATCTTGGCAGCCCCTGCACCATAGAGGAATGCATATATAAACGTCTTTGCTTGAGCACGTGTTTCGAGTCCAGCAGCTTTCTGGTTGGCTGTGTGGATATCACCTTGTGTGACCTCATAAATATACGCATCGTCTTTCATATAGTGAGCAAGCATCCTAAGCTCCAGTCCTGAAGCATCGATACCAACTAACTTATATCCTTTCTCTACAATCCAAAGATCCCTACAGTCTTCTCCGTAGGGGCTACCACAACTAGGTACTTGTGCCATGTTAGGACTGTGATGTGTCATCCGTCCTGTCACTGCACCATTCGTTATTACTCTACCATGTACTCTACCAT